CTACATCATCTTTCAGTTGAACAATGTTAACGTGACATTGTGCAAGAACACCTTTTTCTTGTAGTTCACTGGCAGATAGTTTTCCAATTACTGGACCAATACTAACAAACAATGATTGACTTTCAAACTTTGCTTTAGGAATAGTTCCTGTTAAACCCCAACGAATAGGTACGTGAGCAAACACACTAGTCATTAACGTTTTAAGTGCGTCTGCTTTAGCCATATGCACTTCATCTACCATAACACATACTACATCTTCAATGAACTCTCCGATTGGAATTTCTGCTTCTCCTGATTGAGTTTTCTTCATCATGTTGTTTAATGATTGCCATGTGCAGATAGTATGTGTTTTTCCTATCTCTTTTCTGTCACCAAAGTATACACCAACATCAAGTCCTAGATTAATGTAGTCTGCTTCTGTTTGTCTAACAAGGTCCTTGTTAGGAACGATAACGATACTGCGACCATACTTTTCTACACTAAGAGACAATGCCGCAGTTGTTAGTGTCTTGCCGGCGCCTGTTGCCACTTCTTGTATTGACTGCGGGTTAGCTAAGAAGTTGTTGATGATTTCAATCTGATAGTCACGCAATACAACTGGTTGTCCTGCCATAACGTGTTTAGCCGGCCATAATTTATGTTTGAATGTATCCTCGGACACTCTGTCAAATTCAAATGTAGTGCGATAATCTCGTAAATCCGCTAACTCAATGTCATATCCTGCTTGGTCTAATAGAGGTAGAATCTCAGGAAGTAGATTGATGTATGTACTACCACCTAAACTAAAGTAACTTACCTTACCGTTCCAACGTCCTAATCTAACGCTAGGAAGATACCTTGCGCCCGGTATCTCATACTCAAACATCTTCATTAGTGTCTTACGATCACCTAATTCTAAGCCTTCTAGTTTTACGTTGACTTCATCTTTTATTGTTAGTTTACATTGTTTCATTTAATGTCTATCGGGTTTGAATTTACAAGGTATATGATCTTGGCTACTTTAGTTGGATCATAAATTACCTCAACGTTCTTTTTAAATTTAATAAGAACTGGACGTTTATACTCTCTACTGTCAACTGTAGACATTCTACTGTCTACATGAGGTACACTAGATTCTTGTAGACAAGATGATAATTTTATTTTTGATAGATTAATAGAAGATGAACTTCCAGACAAATAAACCATGTCACAATTCATTTCTTCTAACCACAAAATCAAGTCATCTATATTTGATACTTCTATTGTAGTCACTGCTTCAGCCATAAACTTTAACCTAGAATTGTTTTCGTAAAATTCAGGATCTATAGTTACACCATGCGTAGCTAACGTAATAAACGTATTACTATCTTCTGCTAGAACCATATTACCTAGTGATTCTTCAAGTGCTTGATTAGTTGCTAAGATATACAAATTACCATTGCGTTTTACTAAAGTAGGTTGCCAATAACGAATATTTTCATATGGACTTATCTCATCCAACATACGCTGTGCAGTCTCACAGTTATGTATGACAGGGAAGAAATTCTTTGCAACAGTTAATAAATTTTTAAAACTGTAAATGCTGTATTGTGATTCGTATTGTCTGTTTTGTTTATTCCATACAAAACTATTTAGTGGTATTTTCCTGAACTCGTCAATAAAATTTCTGTTAAACGGACACTTGAAATATATCATGTCTTCCGTAACTGTCACATGGCCGTCAGTATATTGGGCACTACTTTCTACTACGGTTATATTCCATGGTAAATCAATTAACTTCTCAACAAACAATTCGTGTTTAGTAAATTGTCTGCGATATTTAAAAACCAATCGATGGAATAATACCACTTGATTTGTTGTTACAGTAGAAAGTGTGGTAATGTTATCTATGAATTTTTCGTCATACCTACTTAAATGGATATGACCTTTCATAAAATAAAGTAATTGTTCTATTGATTTTAATTCTACCATCTTGCTATTATATTTACTTACAGGCAAAAAGTCAAATATACAGGAAAAAAAAGGGGACCGAAGTCCCCTAAAGCGAGTGAAATCCTATTACTTCATGCAAGTTGCTTTAGCAAGATTGCGCCAGTTACTGCTAATCTTAACCAAATCTGCAATCTTCAATGCCATACGCAATGACACTTCACGCAATTTGTTGTGATTGTCAAACATGTAACTGATAATTTCATCACATTGCTCGGTGGCAAAATCATAGTCTTTGAACAAACCACCATCAGCATCGCGGTGAACTTGCTTGATACGCAACATTTTGTCACGTTCGCTATTGATAGTCAGGTCCAGATAGTGACAACGACTTTGCAATGCATCCAAGTGTGCTTTGATTTTATTACTACGACGGTCACTAAAATTCAAGTTAGTGATAAAGATAACACTGCCGTTGAAGTTGAAAGTATTGGGTACACCTTCTTCACGCAACAAACGACTATCTTTATTCCAACTGATGCGGCGTGTCTTACCTGAATCCAAAGCACCTTTCAACACATTCAATGCGTCCTGATCTTCCCACACATCACAATCATCAAACACTAAAACATTCTTACTATCAGAATATTTGTAAAGTGTAGCGAACAAGCCGATGCCTGACATAGCACCTTTTACAATTTCAAAGCGAGGGCGCTTGCCTTGAATCTTGTCAAACATAGATGCCTTTTCCATTTGCAATGTCACACCATGTGACTTACCTACACCTGGAGGGCCTGATACAATCATAGCACGAATGTCACCTTGAATACATGCTTTAGCCATTTCGTCAAGAACCTGAAAACGTGAACCAATGCGGTCCATTGCTTCCTGTTCTGTTTCAGTATCAACAACCTCAGAGACTACAGGGGTGTCACCAGAGATAAATTGCAATGCTTGTTGATTGTCAATTTGAATACGCAATTCATCACTACGACCTGGGAACTGACCCTCGTTACGAACTGTAACAAAACCACCTTTTGCACCAAGTTGATAACCTTTGACAAGTGTGAAAACTTGATTAGAAACAGGGGTGTTACGATATGTACCTGAAGTGATGCGAACTGTGCTAGTCATTTAAGCTCCTGTATTTGACTGTTTAAAGATTATATTATATACCCAAACTGATTTATTGTCAAGCGATTTCTTTACGCTTTTCATCCATCATTTCAGACAGGATGAACTTGGCAATGTTCATCATTTTGCGGCTATTGTCATTACGACCCATAGCCAAGAGTTCCTGTGCATCTGACAGAATGCCCATCACAACCATTTCGATACCACACATTTTTGCGGTAAAACTTTTGATGTACTGCTCACGGATATCAGACTCGGTCATACCATAGCAGTTTGTTTCGAATTCGGTCATATAAAATCTCCTGTGTTTCAAACTCAATACAAGTATTATAGCAGAAACCCGAATTATTGTCAAATTTCGGGCTTCTAGTGAAAAGTAGTACTTTATTCTACAAAAATAACACTTTCAAAGTTATTTTGTTTACAAATGCGTTGGGCATGTGCTTGCACAATGCTAGGCTCGACTTGAACTGTATCAAAGTCATAAGTAACTAGGGCAGTCTTAGTAGTTACTTTTGGGTTGTCACTTGCAAGAATTCGCAAGCAAACAATTTCATCACTATAGGGCTTCTTTTTGAAAACAACTTTGACAAACATTTTTGATACAGCAACAGAATTGAATTTCATACATACCCTTTCAATTGATTAAGTATGTATTGTATGCCCAAAATGATTTATTGTCAAGTCACAAAAATGAGTACTTTTCTACTACACAGTATTCCCTATTGTCACGGACTTTTTTAGTGAAAAAACCTTCAATTTCGAAAGGATTTTTTGCATGGTATTCCATTAAACTAAGTAAAGGATTATCCTTAGTTAATGTAATTACATTCAGATTATCGTTTTTGTCATTAAACCAAAACTCTTTAACTGTATTATGTCTGCGTTTACGTGTAAATGTTTTTACCACAGTAAATTGTTTTTGTTTCTTTTCAACTTGTTTTGTTTGTTTTACGGATTTATTATGTTCTATAAACATGTCATCAAACATAATATCATAATCATAAAACTCAGGTAAACGATATGCTAATGGTTTCATATTTTCCTGAAACATTTTACCATTACTTTGAATCAATTTCTTCATATCCTCACGGAAACTAGAAAGTCTAACTTCGTTTAATGCCCATAGCATTAAACGCTTATCATAATAATCACGAATTGTTTCTGTTCGTTCCCTATCGGCAGTTGTGATATTCTTAAATAAAATGTCACTGGTTATATTGGTTGGCATGTCAAAAGGAAAAGTACCAGAATTATTATTTTGATATTCTTCGCGGTGTTTACGCATACGTTGCCATACCACACTTAGTAACAATAGGTCTTCATCAATTTCAAAGACTTCATATTTCTTTACATGAGGTTGATAATCATCAGTGAATATACTGATGCCATTACTTGAACCCAATACATTACCTATAGTCATAGGAGATCCTGTAATAGATAGATGACCGCCATTAATTTGTCTTGCAACACTTGCACTAACGCTGAGGTTATTCCAATTAGCCATATATGTCCATTCCTACTGTTCAATGATAAATAAGTATATGATACACTACCTTTATAAACTTGTACACATTAACGGGCGATATTATATCGGGAAAACTATTGACAAACCTAATTATTCAAAATATCACGGAGATAAATGTAAACTCAATTTACAGTAATGTCTTCCATTCCAGCTACCCTTAGGCGAACAATGTGTCCCATCTGCCACTGCTTTGCTTCAAGGCCCTTTAAAATACCTAACCATTTATTTCGTAACAATGCTACTTCGTTGATAAGGACTTCATAGTCTACTACCTCATCTTCTCCGTCAACATACTTTTCAGCATCACGGCTAGTCAATGCTCTATTATACGCCTCTAGGTATTTTTGAAAATGTTTTCGGCGAATTTTCCGTAATTGAATATTCATAAAGTTGAGCACCGCTTCAATCTCTTGTAGTTGATTGAAACGGTGTTCGGTCATGCCGGGTAAACTGGCAATGTTCTTTTCAACATTGCCGTAGATTTTTACCTCAGATTTGGCTTGCGTTAGTTCATGTTCATAATGAACAATAAAGTCTGGAATTACACTTATATCTTGTGTGATGCGTGTGTACCAATTCATTTAATCCCAGTCTTCTTCTTCATCTTCTTCATATTCCTCATAATCTTCACCCAAATCATGTTCTTCGAGGTAATCTTTGAGTGCTGTTAACAACTCTTTGTCACTTCTAAAGTTTTCTTTAATATCTTCGGGTTCGTAATTTTGGTCTATTAAAAGATTAATTAAACTATCAGCCGCATCTTTACGTTCAGTATAATCTATATGTGTACGTAATGCTTCCCATACTTCGCTTGCAAAAGATAAACTCATTCTGTCGCCGCTCCTTCATCGGCAGTAACAGTACTTAGTTTATTTTGTGATTTTGTTTGGTATTCGCTCATTACTTTGTCTAAGCAACCGTCAGTATTTGCTTCCCATGCTTTACGAAACTTCTTAATGATTTCACCATCAAGTGTAGTGTACACAAGACTGTTACCTTCTTTCTTAACAAGTTCAGCCTTCTCAATCATATCTAATAATCCTGAGTAAGGGCTCATGCCTGTTTCATAAGGAATCTTAACTTGAACACCTTCAAATGGTTTTGCATAGCGAGTTTTCATAATCTTACATGCCGCACGAATACCTCGTACATCACTAATCTTATTACCATCTTCATCTTCTTTAAGTTTCAATTTCTTCATAGCAACAACAATACTTGATGCGTAAACGAAACCTTGACCACCACTGATTTTGTCATCTGGGTCAAACATATCTTGTGAAGCATATGTGTGATTAGTAGCAACTAAGCCAATACCCAGTGAACCAAACATATTAACACAGTTACGAACAAGTGCTGTTAGTGCTTTAGGCTTACGACCCATGTCACCTTTCATATCACCTGCTTCAAACTGATTAACGTC